TTCCGGAAGACCACCACCGCCGTCACCTCACGCGGTAATCCGTTTCGGACCAGCACGGCCGACACGGCGATTCGAGACTCGGCGCTTTCTCCCCTAATGGAAGAGACGCCGTTTACTCCAGGGCGCCAGCCTCTGCCGGTCGGCGGTCCACGGGCGAGTCGGCCTTTGCCGACCGTCGTTACCACGGCCGAGGCGCCCAAGGAGTTTGAGCGTCGGTTGGCCCGGACGATTCAGGCCGGCACCAAGAAGGCCGAGCCGTTTGGTGGCGAAGGAGAGTTGACCGAAGCGCAACGGATGCAGCTAGAGCGGGCGCGTGGAGCGGTCACCGTGGCAGAGGACATTGGCAAAGCGGTCGCTGGCCAGCCGTCTCGGACGCTGATGCGCACCGCCACGGGCATTGCGCAGCTGCGCGGAGACCCCCGCGCCCAGCGGTTGCTGGAGCAGACCCGGGCGTTGGAGGCGGAGACGGCGCCTCAGACGGGCATCGGCGCGGTGGCCCGGATCGGATCGGAGATTGGCGCGTTTATCCCGTCCGGTCTGGCCATGGGCGCTTTGCGTTCTGGGCTGGAGTCGGCGGCGGGCGAGGAGTTCAGCACGGCCGGGATGCTGGCGCAGATGACTGGCCGGGAAGCGCCGAAGAGTGCGCTGGGTCGGGCACTAGCGGACGCGGCGATTGACCTGTCCATCCCCGGCGCTATGGCTGGCGTGCGTGGCGTGCGTGGCGTCCGGCAAGCCGGTCGTGATCTGGATCGGGCGCTGGCACTGGGGATGCGCGAAGGGTTTGGCGAGGCAGCGGAAGCCGCCACGCCGTCACTGGCGCAAGGGCCGGCGATTCAGCCAGCACTGGCTAGCTCGACGATGCGCCGGTTGCCAGCGCGGGCAAGCGAAACCATTCCGTTTAAGGAGGCTATCGCACTTCCTGCGCAAAGCACTGGGCCGTTCTACCCAGAACCTCCACCGTCGCCACTTCGCGTAGTGCCGACTGTCCCTCGGCGCATCCCATCGGAGCGATTTCGTGGGACGCTGGAAGATGTGGCGGCATACCTGGCGCGACAGGCGGAAGGTGCCGAACCGGCCACAGCCGACGAGCTAGCCAAGTTTGCCAAGAAGCCCGGCAAGAAGGTGCGCGAAGAGATTGCCGGCAAAGAGCAATCGCTCATGTCAGCCGCTTTGGCTCGCGCCAAAGAGCAGCGAGCGGCGCGCGCCGGACAGCGAGCTTACCGACAGGAGGCGCTCGGCCTGACGGAACAGCGCCTGCAGGAAGTCATGGGCGAGGAGCTGCCGCTCGTCGGTGGTGAGACGCCGGAGTTTTTAAGCGAAGTGCCGGTTGATCAGGTCATCCGGGAGATCGACCGGCTCTCCGGCGCCAAGGCGACACTGGAATCCAGAACCCCCAGCGGCAAGCTGCGCGACATTAAGAAGGTGCGCACGGATGCGTTGATAGATGAGCTGGAGCGCCAGATGCACCAGATCACCATCGACACGCCAAAGACGATCCCGTCGTTTGTCGAGACGAACTGGGGCGGCGCGAACGAAAAGGTGGCGCACGTCACTCGGCGTGGAGGCCGGGTGTCCATGCAGGCCAAGGCGCTCAAGCGCGTGGAAAACGCGACCCGGATTTCCAATGCGATCCGGCAGGAGCTGGAAACGCGGTTAGATCCAGAAGACCTTTACTACGAGATTGACAAGCGGGCGGCACAGCGTGCAGAGGCTACGGAAGCCATCGAGCGCCAGAAGACGGCGGACTTCGAGGCGTATCTTGAAGAGCAAACAGCTGCTCGCGCTGGCACGCCGCGCTCCGGCTTCATCGCGCCGCAAGCTCTTGGCTCTATCGCGGGCGCAGGCGCAGGTGCTGTCACTGGCGCGGTCACGGACGAGGAAGGCGGGATGTCCCCGTTGGCTCGGGCGCTGACGTATGGCGCTGCCGGCGCTGTCGGTGGCGGCGCACTGGCTGGGCGACTGATGACGGGCAAGCCTCGCGCCGTGCCGTCTATCCCCGAGCTGGCGCCCGTGGCGGAGACGATCAACGTCGGCGCTCGGCAGGCGGCGAAGGAAGAACCCGGGCTGCTCAGTCGAGCGCAGCGGGTCCGCAACCAGCTGGTGTCCGAGACGTATGTGCTGGAGGAAGCGGCTCGGCAGTTCGGCAATCCAGTGCAAGCCAAGGTCATTGGCGGGCGCATCGCCCAGCAGCAGGGCTCCCGGCAGGCGGCGAAGGGCTGGCTGCAGGACAACCTGACGCCCCTGATTGTTAACCTGTCCGACGCGGAGAAGGAGTCCGTCCGGTCTTTGATGAAGGCGCGGCGTGACTTGCAGATCCGCCAGCAGACAGGCGCAGCCAAGTCTGCCGTGGATACTCCGACGCTGGAAGCCGCCGTGGCGGCCGGCAACGCCAACCCGAAGATTGCGCAAGTCGCTGACCGGATTACCCAGATGCACCGGGAGCTGCTGGCCAAGCGGTATGCAGCCGGACTGATCTCGGATGAAGCGTATGAGGCGATCAAGGCCAGCGACGATTACTACACGCCGTTCTTCCGAGAGCTGGCCGACGAAGCGAAGGCCACCGGCACGTTACCCGGGGCGCGTGGCGGGCGGTTCAGCATTGCCAGTTCTGGGGTGCGCCGGATGGATCGGTCAGCCGAGGCGCTGGAGCAAACGGCCGATCCGCTGGAGACGATCATCACCGACGCGGCGCGGACCTACCGGGATGTGTCAAAGCAGCGGGTGGCCAACGTCATCTTCGGAATAGCCGACGAAGGCAATCTGCCGTTTATCAAGCGCATCCAGGCCGACCCGATGAACCCGCCCAAGGGTGAAGGGATCATCCAGCAGAAGCGGGGCGGCAAGCTCATCACCTACGAGGTGACGGACAAAGACCTGTTCAATGCGCTGGCGGGTCAAGACCGGGTAGCCAGCAATGCGCTGGTCAAGTTTGCCAACGTTCTGAAAGACGTGAAGACGGCCGGCATTACGGCGTTGCCAGACTTTGCCGCCGCGAACGTCATTCGGGACGTAGCCGCGTCTGGCCTGCAGCGCCCAGACGTGGCGCGCGCCGCCCGGGAAGCTGCGATTGGCGCCGGACTTGGCGGTGGGCTTGGCGTTGCGACCGGCGACAAGGACGATAGCGCGGTCAAGCGGTTCTTGGTAGGCGCTGGGCTAGGCACAGGCGCTGGCCTGTACGCCCGCCCGTTGTTGGAGACCATGAGCGCCATGAAGGCCATCGTGCGCAACGAGCAAATCTTCCGGGATTTCTTGGCGGATGGCGCTTCGACGGAAGGGTTCTACGTCAAGGACGCCAACGATGCGGCCAAGGCGCTGAAGGAACTGGAGAAAGACCCGCGCCAGCTGCAGGAGATCGTCAAGTCCATTGTCATTCCGACGAACTGGTGGCAGACCTTGCGCAAGATCGGCGGGGTCGCCGAGCAATCCACCCGTCTGGCCGCCTACCGCCAGATGCGCGAGGCGGGCTTCAGCGCCGGCGATGCATCACTGGCGGCGCAGGACCGGACGCTCCGGTTTGCCAACATTGGCGCCAGCCCGACGGTCAAGAACTTGGCCGCCATGACGCCGTTCTGGAACGCCAAAGTCCAAGGCTGGGATAAGCTGGGCCGCCTGCTGAAAGACCCAAAGACCATTGGGCTAGGCGCTGGGATGTTGACAGCCCCAACCATTGCGCTCTGGTCGGTCAACAAAGACAACCCGGAATACTGGGAGCGGCCGGCGTGGGAGAAGAACCTGTTCTGGCTGGTGCCGAAGAGCTATATCGGGGAGGAGGGAGAGAAGGGATTCTATCGGATCCCCAAGCCGTTCGAGCTGGGCTTTATCTTCGCCTCCTTGCCCGAGCGCCTGTTGGATTATGCCACCCAGGCGGGCGTGGATATTCCACTGATCGGGGAGATTGCCAGTGAGTCGCCAGTGGTTGCCGAGCCGGGCCGTGGGCTGGCTCGGTCGGCCAAGGACATTGCCGCCGCGACGATGGAAGGGACGCTGCCCATCCCGGAAGTCGCCAACGTCCCGCTGCAGGTCATGGTCAACCGTGACCTGTTCCGGGATCAGCCGATTGTCAAAAAGCCGCAGCTCTCCCCCGAACTGCAGGTGACCGAGGAGTCCTCGACCATTGCCCGGGCGCTGGCCAAGGCGGGAGTCAGCCCCGAGATGACCGACTTTGTCATCCGGTCCACCTTTGGGACGGCCGGGTCCGAACTGTCCAAGGCCATCGACATTGGCGCCCGGAGAGCTGGACTGAACGCACCGCCGCCACCAGCCGGGTCAACCCGCATCCCGGTCGTGGGGCGCTTTGAGGAGCGGTTTGTCACCAGCACAAAGGGGCAGACGGACCCGGAGGCCATGGCCCGGGAGCGGCTGCGCGAGCTGAACCAGATTAAGACGGACCTCAAGGAGCTGGAGCGTATCGGCGATGAGCGGCGGATGTTCCAGTTTGTTGACAAGCACCTGGACGACATTGAACTCTTAGGCCAGCTGCAGCCCGTGGAGACCCAGCTCGAGCAAATCTCCAAGGCGCGGACCCAGATTCGCAAAAACACGGCGCTCTCCCCAGACGAACGGCAAGCCGCGCTAGAGCTGCTTCGGACGGAAGGGCAAAAACTTTCGGAAATCTTGATCGGAGTGCGCAAGCGATGACCACGGAAACCGCCTCCCTCACCGTTGGGGCCGTCGCCGCCATCGGGTCGCTGGCGCTGCAGCAAACAACCGGACAACCGGCTGGCACGTCCTTTGTTGTCCCCGTTCTGTCGGCGCTGGTCGGGGGTGCCATCTCCTATGGCGTCTTGAAGACCACCGTGGCCAAGCTGGAGGAGCGGTTCAAGGCGCATGAGGATAACGTCCGGGATCGGTTCAAGGACCATGAGCAGCAGGTCCGCGCCAACACGGGCGAGATTTACGGACTGTTGCGGGACTGCATGACGCAGTTGGCCCATATTGAGGGCCGGTTGGACCATAAACCCTGAACCCGGAGGTGATCGTGCCGAAGTTTCTGCTCCCTGTCGTGATGCCCGTCATTGTCGGCCCGCTGACGTTCGTCGTCATGCAGGGCCTCAAGGCGCTCTCCGCGACGATTGACAAGCTGCCGCCCACGGCCAAGCGGATCGCCGTGATGGTGGTCGCCACCCTGCTCACTTTCCTCGGCAGCTGGGCCGGGGTGGACTTCACCTGCGATCCGGAAGCGGCGGTCAACTGTCTCTCGACGATTGACCAAGACGCGGTGAAGGCGGCGGTAGCGACGGGCTTGGCGTTCGTGCTGCACCTCGCCAAGAAGAAGGCGTAAGTCATGCCGCAACCTCCGCGCCGGTCGGCGAAGGACCTGCTGATCCCCCGGGATGTGACAGCTACCCCGACCGGCCCGGTAGGGGCACCCGCTGCGCTGTCGTATGAGCTATTTGGACAGGCGCCTACGGCCAGCCGTGTGCTTGCCTCCGGGCCGGGCTATACCACGATGGAAGACCCATACGGCCAGTCGTTCCGGGCGGAAGGCCCTATCCCATGGCGCACCAACAACCCCGGCAACATCAAGGCTGGGAAGTTTGCTGAGTCGCGGGGAGCGATTGGCAAGGCCGGAGAGTTTGCCGTCTTCCCGGATTCCAACACGGGAATGCAAGCGCTCCGAGAGTTGCTTTTTCAGCCAGATTCTCGGTATCGCAACATGCCCGTGACGAAGGCGATTGCGACGTTCGCCCCGCCACAGGACAAGAACGACACCCGCGCCTATCAAGCCTTTGTGCAAGAGCAGGTCGGGACGAACAAGCCGGTGTCGCAGCTGACCCCAGCGCAACGGGATGCCATGCTTGCCGCCATCCTGCGCATGGAAGGCTTTACCAAGGGCGGGCAAGTCCAGATGGACAACCGGCGATGGACTCCTACACGCCCGAGGTAATATGAAATCCCAAGTCGTCCCGGTGGCCGAGCTGTTCGTCGGCTGGGTCCGGGAAACCACCGGCAAGAACGATGGCCCGTGGGTGGAGGCCATCCAGCGCACGACGGGGAATAAGAAGGGCGACCCGTGGTGCGCCAGTTTCGTCAACTGGGTACTGGACATCGCCTACCGGGACATGAACCCGCTCCCGGCGACCGCCTCCTGTGACGTGCTGCTGGAGTTCGCCCGCAAGAACCAGCTCCTGACCAGTACGCCGCAGCCGGGCGATGTCTTCCTCGTCATGCGCACCAAGAACGACGCCATCCACACCGGCATCGTAACCGAGGTCAAAGCGGATACCGTCAAGACCATCGAAGGGAACACCAACCGCGAAGGCGCCCGCGAAGGCAACGGCGTCTGGGCCAGAGAACGGCCCCGCGCCGGGCTCCTCTTCATCCGCGTTCCAAGCTAGCCGCGCACGACCCCTCCCGTGCGCTCCCGGTTGCGTCGCATTTGGCGCAGCCGGGATTTTTTTGCCCCCTTGCGCGATGATTCAAGAACACCTATGCTATCGGCCCGCGCATGATTCAACGAAAACCCCCGCCACGGAGACCCTATGACAGAAACTGAGACGGTACAGCGCATTGTACGCCTCGAAGAGGAATCGCAGGAAATCAACAGGAACCTGCAGGCATTACTGGAAACGACTCAGCGACACCGGCAGGCGATGGTGATCCTGACGCATCAGCTCTTGGAGCTGGGGAATCTCGTCATGGATGGGATGGAGGACGACGACCGCACTTCGGCGGCGTCGGAGTTGGTCAGCTAACGACAGGAGAACAGATGCCGATTCACAAGCTCGCGGATGGTCCGGTGGCGATTACCGTCATTGGGGCGGAGAGTGTCGAGGGGAAGTTCGGGGCGCAGGTCCGGTTTATGGGAGATGACGGCACGGACGTGTACGTCAATGAGCTGCCGGCGCAGAAGCAGCTGGCCCGTCTGCAGCTGGATCTGCAGTCGGTGGTGGGCAAGACGATCCACTTGGAGCAGGTGAAGAAGAACGGCACCACTTTCACCAATATCTCGCTGGCGGCTGGCGCGTCGGCGGGGGCCGCAGCGCCACGGGCAGCAGTTGCCGCGCCGGCGGCGGCTCCCAAGCTGTCCATCGAAGAGCTGGGCGCCCTGTACGGGCAGTGCGTGGCGCTGGCGTTTGAGCATCTCTACCGGCAGTGCGAGGAGGCCGGCATTGCGGTGACCTCGGAAGCGATTCAGGCGGCAGCGGCGACGCTGTTCATCAAGGCGACCCGATGACCACGCAAATCGAGTTGGACCTCAAGGCGGGCGAGATCGTCATCGTCACGATGCTGGCCAATCTGGGCGCGTCCTTCTTGGCGGGCGACAAGGAGGCGGTGCAAGAGCTGGGCGCCATGATTATGCGGATCGCGGACAGTAACGTGGTGGCCGAGCAGGCGCTGGAGAAGCTGGAGGCGTCCCTTGCGATGGCCAAGGCGGTACTGGACGCCGATGCGGCGGGGGCGTCCTGATGCCCAAAGTGACGAACGTCCACGGCTTGCCACAGAGTATCGTGGCAGCCGTGACCAACGACCCGTACACCGGGGGCGGGGACATCAGCGCCACCAAGTTGATCGACGCCCCCCAGGTGGCGGAGTTAAGCCGCCGGCATCACAACGAGATCGTGGTCGATGTGTCTGAGCGGGTGTGGTCCCTGCTGGGGCAAGCGGTCCATACGATTCTGGAGCGGGCCGGGCTCCGGCAGGAGGGGATGATCGCGGAGCAGCGCCTCTTTGCCGAGGTGATGGGGTGGTCCGTCTCTGGCCAGTTCGACGTGATGGACTTGGACCAGAAGCGGATCAGCGACTACAAAGTCACGACCGTCTACAAGGCCAAGGGGAACGACAAGTGGATCCAGCAGCTCAACGTGTTGCGCTGGCTGGCCGCGCAGAACGGGTACGAGGTGGAGACGCTGGAGATCATCGCCATCTTCCGCGACTGGCGGAAGACGGAGGCGGAACGGTCGGACGACTATCCCAAGGCGGCGATCCAGCGCATCGAAATCCCCGTGTGGGATCTCCAAGAAGCGCAGGACTTCATCGAAGAGCGGGTGGCGCTCCACCAGCAAGCCCGGGCTGGCAAGCCGATTGCCTGCACGGACGAAGAGCGGTGGTACAGCGGAACCAAGTGGGCAGTCATCAAGCCCGGCGCCTCCCGCGCCCTGAAGCTGTACGACGCGCCGCCGGCCGACAGCGAAGTGCCGGCAGGGTACGAAGTCCAGGCGCGACCGGGGGAGTACAAGCGGTGTCAGCACTACTGTGACGTATCCCTTTTCTGCCCGCAGTGGGATGGAGGACTGTGATGGCTAAAGGCACCAAGCGGTTTGCCCATACCGGGCAACGACCGAACGAGGACCGGCGACAAGCCGTGGCGGCGCTGTATCAAAGCGGCCTGTCTATCCGCGCCGTTGCGGACATGGTCGGCGTCACGCCGCAGGCGGTCCATTCCATGCTGCAACGGGCTGGCATCGAACGCCGGCCGCGAGGCGGCAACCAAGGCACCCATTCCAGACACCGCAAGTAACGGAGCGCCCCCGCCATGCCCGTGTTGTCCATTATCCCAGCCGCTGCCGTGGCTGACCCCGACCTGAGCGATACCCAAGTCCGCGTCCTGTGCGCCATCGGGACGTTTACGAATCGACTGGGCGGGAATGTCTGGGCCAGCGTCCAGACGATGGCGAAAACCTGCAACCTGTCTCCCCGAACGGTCCAGCGGGCGCTGCCGGTGCTGATCGCCAAGGGCTATTTGCGCCAAATGCCACGCCCCGGAAAGACCAGCGTGTACGAGGTGGTGCTGGAGTCACCCCTGACTCCCCAGTCACTGGGGGGCGACAGAGCAGTCACCCCACCCCCGACACAGCTGTGTCACCCAAACGAGAAGAAGAACGATAAACTGAACGATCTGGCGCAACAGGTGACGAAGATGATCTGGAGCGTCTACCCGGATCGGGATACGCCGCACCTTTTCCCTCCGGCGCTTCGGGCCATCAAGCAATGCCTACAGGACGGCGCTGACCCGGCGCAGCTGGTCAAAGCCGCCGAGCAGTACGCCAAGGAGTGTTTCAGAAAACAGACCGAACCCCGCTTTGTGCGTAGTCTGCACCGGTTCTTTGCCGATGGCGCATGGCTGACCTATGAGTCGGCCGTCACGGTCCACGGCCGGACTCGGGATGAGTGGGCCAGAAGTGGACAGGATGTTCAGGAGTTTGACCGACTTGCCACGGAGTTGAGCGCATGATGCACGCCCAGGTTTCTGACGAGTTGCTTGTCGCGCTGATCGACGCCTTCGATCATTTGGACACCTATCTCATGGCGTACTGGGATGACCACCAGCGGCGCCGTGTCCGGGAGCGGGTGGCCAAGGTCAACGTCCTGCTGCGCGAAGAGCAGAAGAACCGGAAGGCGTCGGCCACATGACACTCCCGCCGTTTTCCGACCGGATCTTTTATCTGGAGCGCACCGATACCCTCGCGCACCTGGCCTACATGACCAGCAGTCTGTGGGCGCTGTTCCTGCTGGACGACCGGGGCGAGTGGGAGCTGGAAGGGATTGGCGCCAGCTACGACCAGCTGGTGCAGAAGATTTGGCCAGCCAATCCCACCCTGCTGCTGGAGGAGCCATGGTAATGCGCATTACTCGCACCTCGAAGATCAGCGGTATCGTCCGCACGAAATACATCGACATCACGCCGGCGCAGCTGCGCGAAGTGGAGGACCCGCAGCGCAAGCGGCTGATTCAAGAGATCCTGCCGCACCTGTCGCCATCTGACCGGGAGTTCCTGATGACGGGCGTGACGGACGAGGAGTGGCAGGCCATGGGATGGGATGAGGGGGAGGAAGCCTGATGCCGCACAATATCAATCTGCCTCGCCATCGGTACGTCTATGTGGACCAGCGGTGGGTGCTGCGCGATCCAGACATTGCGCTGGGGTTCATCCCGGCCGTCTGGTGGGGCGTCAGCGTTACGCCAAACCGGACGCTGGCGTGTCATGTCGTGCTGGAGAACGGCGCCATGGTCGTGGACCTCCCACTGCAGGCGATGTGCTGGACGGAGATACCGTTTGACCGGCAGGACAGCGTGGCGTCGGCCACATGGGACAGCTACGGCTGGGATGCGGAGACGGTCTCCTGCGACTATCTGGATGAGATGACGGTCGAGCTACTCAACGAGGACCATCAGCAGACCGGAATCCGCGGTGAGCTGTGGTTCGCGGTGGACCACCTCCGCGATGGGTTTAGCATGGAGCCGGCGCAGCACAAGCATTTGTGGGTGGTCGCCGTTGAGGACGGCACCTTTGCATGGTTGCCGCAGGATCAGCTGCTGCTGCACGACAAGAGTTTTACCCGCGTGGCTGGCGTCCCGCCAATCAAACGCCAGGAGGATGTCATCAGATTGGAAGACCGGATCGACGATGAATAACCTCGACGCGGCAGGGATTCTGCGCCAGCATTTGCTGGGGAGGAGAGAGTATGCGGCGAGAAAATCGGGCACGCGCGTGGCGTTTCGCTGTCCTGAACACGCCGACAGTACCGCCAGCGCATGGCTTGGGGATCACGCATGGGGCTGCAGCGCCTGTGGCTTTTCCCGTGGGCTATCGTCGCTGGCCGAGAAGCTGGGTGTGGAGATCCCTGCAGCGACTGGCACCGGCCTCACTGTCGCCGAGTACGCCGAGCGCAAAGGCTTGAGCCTCGCCACGCTGACCAAGGCCGGCGTGACGGACGGGCAGGGTAAGTTCGGCCAGCCGGTGGTGCAGATCCCGTACTACGGGCCAGACAAGGCGCTGCTCCGGACCAAGGTGCGCACCCGGAAAGGCACGTTTTGGCTACCGGATGGGACAGGCACCCCGCTCTACGGGCAGTGGATGCTTGCGCAACTCACCGGCCCGGTGCTGCTGGTCGAGGGGGAGTCGGACTGCCACGCCGCATGGCAGCGCGGCGTCTGTGCCGTCGGTCTCCCCGGCGCGAGCAACTGGAAGCCGGAGTTTGCCAGCCTGCTTGCCGGGCGCGAGGTAATCGTCTGGCAGGAGCCGGATGAAGGCGGCGCCACGATGGTGGCCAAGGTCAGTGGCTCGCTCCCCAAGGCGAAAGTGCTGCGCGAGGTGACGTACAAGGGCGCCACGATCAAGGACCTGTGCGACCTGCATCAAGCGGTGCAGGCGCATGGCGACGAGTGGGCCAGCGTCTGGCGCCACCTCATCGGCACGGCCACTCCCATCGGCGCCGAGTCGAACGTGATGGTGTTTGACAGCATCACGGGCGTGGTGCTGGACCATATGCTGCAGGAGAAGCAGGCGCCGATCAATGCCGTGCCAACCATGCTGCCCCGGTGGAACGAGTTGTGCCGCAACGGGGGCGGTGGGGTGGGGTTGGCGCGGGGCTGGTTCGTCACCATCGGCGCCAACACCGGCACGGGCAAGTCGCTCATTGCGCTCAACTTGGCTGCCGAAGCGGCGAAGCATGGCGAGACGGTGACGTTCATCTCGCTGGAGATGGGGCGCAGTGAGTTGGCCACCCGGCTCCTCTCCATTGTCAGCGGGGAGAGCGCCACGCTGCTGGAGCAGGGGCCGTCCTTCGATGAAGCGGCCTTCCGCCGGGCGCAACAGGCGATGGACCGGATGAAAGAACAGTCCGGTGGCGAAGTGCTGATGAACCGGAGCCCGCTCTCCAAACTGCAGGACGTGGTGAACAGCATCAAGTTCCATGTGGAAACCTTCGGCAGCCGCTATGTCGTGATCGACTATGTGCAGTTGGTGTGGACGGCCAATGCGCACAGTGTGCATGAGCGCACCGAACTGGTCAGCCACGCATTGCGGGATCTGGCGAAGGCCCATAAGATCGTGATGATCGTGCTGTCGCAGTTCAACCGGCAGACCTCTGCGCTGCGGAGCGAGCGTCCGGTGGCGCAAGGGCTGATGGGGGCCAGTGCGCTGGAGAATGACAGTGAGCAGGTGCTGCTCTTCGACCACTCCCGCTTCACGCGCAGCGGCAACTTGGCGGACACATGGCTGATCGTAGACAAAAACCGGCACGGCCCCGTCGCGGATCTGCCCGTGCAGTGGGACTACCGCACGTTGCGCCTGTCGCATCGCCTGCCCAGCATCCGGGAGGAGGAAGCGATCCACGGGCCGATGCTGCCCAAGTGGAAAGAGCGCAACTGACGTTCATCGTCCCGTGGGATTGCTTGTGCAGTGACAACCGGAAGTACGTCAAAGGCTACACCCTGTCGTCGGAGTACCGGCGCAGCAAGCAGGCCATCGGGTGGCACGCGCTGCAAGCGGCGCGCGCCGCCGGATGGACCATCTCGGACCAACGCCTCAAGCTGCACGTCATCATCCGGGAACCTGACCGCCGCATCCGCGACCTCAACTTCTCGAAGAACCTGAAGGACGGGATCAGCGAATCGCAGGCGGTCTGGTGGGATGACTGCCAAGTGCGCGACGAGCATATGCTGTTTGATCCCGAGCGCAGTACCCCCAGCAAGGCCGATGCTGGGGCCACCATCACCATCACCATCCTCTGAGGGAGTCCCCGCCATGAACCTGACCAAAGCGATCTGCGACCACGGTCCACAAGCGCTGGCCGAGATCGATCACCGCATCAGCGCCATCCTGAAGGAGCTGTCGGAGTTGCAAGCGAAGCGCGTCAACATCGTGATGCACCTCAGCATCGAGGAAGCCATCGGCAGTCTGTCGCCGATGGTCGTCACCGACGTGGTGCTGGAGGACGAGCCATGATCGGTCCCATTGGCCTGACCATCATCGCCCTTGCCTGCGGGCTGGCCGGATTCGTACTGGGCATGGCCGTCGCGGTGTGCCTACTGGTGGACGAGTACTGGCCCCGGCGGGTGCGATGAGTAGCGCCCCCACCGATTGCCGCGTCCCCGATCCGACCGACGCGAAGGCGGACGGGGGGTTCGGGAATCACCGGGCCGGGTATAGCCCCGACCGGCTGGCACAAGCGGAACATTGGGCGCGGAAGGGTGGGACGCTGGCCGCTGGCGAAGGGCTGGTGCTAGTGCAGGAGATCGACCGGCTGCGGAAGGCGTTGGATGAACACGACACGGCGCGTATGACCGCAGAGTTGCTGCTAGAGCGCGAACGGCGCACCAGTGATTCGCACTTTGGCATGAGCGTGATGTACGAAAAGGAATACGAACGTGCCCGTGACATCCTCGCCGCACTGCGGGAGCCGAGTAAAGCGATAGTACGTGCAGCGCAGCAGACATGGGATGGAGACTATTGCCATATGGGCGTTGCCATTCGTGCCGCCGTCGCGGCGGCGGAACAGGAGGTCGCCAATGACCGCTGACGAGGTGCTGGAGGAGTTCCTACTAGATCCGTGCTGCATTGACTGCCCGGCCAGCGATTGCATCAACGAGCGGCGCATGGCCGAGGAGATTGTCCGGCTGCGGGAGGAGCGGGATGCGCTGCAAGCTGACATTCTGGCCCGCTCGAGGTTCCGCACGCTGTGGGAGATTGACCACGCTTGCGTGAACAACGAGCGGGATGTGGCACTTCGCATCCTCGCCGCGCTCAGGGAGCCGAGCGAGGCGGTACTGAAAGCCGCGTTTGTCGCCGTGGTCGATTTCAACGGCGACCTGCGCGACGGGATCACCGCCGCCGTCGAGGCGGCTGAACGGGAGGTCAGCGCATGACCACCGACCGTTCACCGTTCATGCATCGTGAGCGCGAACCCGGTAGCCCGGAAGCCATTGCCAACGGCTGCACCTGCGCGGCTGACGACAACGCCCACGGACAGGGCGTGATCCTCAAGTACAGTCCACCGGGCCAGCCGACCCGCGCATGGTGGATCGCCCCCGACTGTCCCCTGCACTACATCCTGAGTCCGTACAGTCGGACCCCAAAGCCGCCACTCGACGAACTCACCGCCACCGCTCAAGCCACCGGCCAATACGACATCCCCACCGAACCGCCCCATGCCTGACACGAAATACAGCACCTCCGCCCTCCTCATCCTCCGCTCCCTTGCCAACAATCCGGACGGCCAGACGCTGGACGAACTGGCGCTCGACCATCCCGACCGGCTGACCGAAACGCTCAGGTCTGCCGCCTGTCGCCTAACCACGAAGGGCTACGCCCAGCGCATCGCCCGGAAGACGTGGCGCATCACGGAGAAGGGGCACCGCCTGCTGGCCGGGGAGGGGCACCTCAACAACTTCCGGCCCCCGACGAAGCAGGAGGTGGAGGAGAACAAGCAGCGCAACGTGCCGTGGATCAACCCGATTCGAGCCCGGGCGCTGGGCCTGACCAACGCAGGGGCTGCCGCGAGCCGCTCCGGCGCCGTGGCCGCGAGCCGCTCCGGCCTGCTGCGGCGCGGGGCATGACGGCCGACGGGCGGCCGTGGTGGGTCGCGGTGGTCAACCCGCCCGGCGGACCCGCTCGGGCGTTTGCCAGCTGGCAAGCGGCGGACGCCGGGTGCGCGGCCGAGTATTGCCGGGCGCTCCTGTCCACCCGGCCGGACCTGCCGGCGGCGTTTGTCTTTGTCAACGGCGTCCGGTTGTCGTTGTATCCGGGGCCGGTTCGTCCTGGGGGATGGCAATCCCGGGGCGCACTGGCAAAGCGGGCCGCTGCCCGGGCGGCGCTGCTGGCCAAGTGGCGGGTGGCGTGGGCTGGCAAACTTCCGCCCACTGGCAATAAATCTGCCCACTGCCGGGCGCCTGAACGCACACAACCCCCAGCCGCCGGGAGTGGCAGCTGAGGGTTGCGGTGGGTGCGGGAGCCCCCGCCAAGGGGCCGCACCCGGAAGCTAGCGGGGTTATTCGCTGAGGTCCAGCGCGTGCAGGGCGTGCGCGTCGCGCTCGCCGTCCGGAGTGATGCGGCCGGCCATCATTACCAGCCGGGTCCGTTCGTCTAGCCAGTCGAGTTCCTCGACGGTGAGCGGGGCCGTCTCGCCGTCCTCGTAGCGCAACCCGGCCACCAGCAACGGGCCGGCCAGCGGGTTGCTGGCGCCATCGAGGAAGCAGGTGAACGGGAGCCCGTCGATTAGGCCGGAATCGTTGACGTAGCCGGTGATGGCGTAGCCGTGGCGCGTTGGGGAGTCGATGGTGAACACCGGCTCGATGTAGCCGCCGACGGTCGCCTGCATGGCGGCCAGCGTCAGCGGATGGTCGATGGCGTGGGCGCTAGTCGTGTCGATCAGAAAGGCGTTGAACATGGCGGGGCTCCTAGTGGGTGAGGGTGCAGCGGGTGAGGGTGTAGCAGAGGGCGGCAATGGTGACGTACACCAGCCAGTCAGGGACGGGGTCCGGGCGCCGGCTCATGCGTCCGGCTCCTCGTGACAGGTGCAGACGGTGACGGGCAGCCAGCAGGCCGGACAGTTGCGCGGGGGCGGCTCCGGGGGCGGTTCCTGGACCCCCGGGTTGCTGGTTTTGGCGGTCATGCGGCCGCCTCGATGCGGCCGGGGAACAGCGCCGCGACGGCGTCGGCCAAGTTGCGCCGGGCCTGTTCGGCGTTGTCGGCCCGGGGCAGGACGTAGGACACCGGCGGGATCATGCCGGCGCCGGCGGCATCGGTCACGGCCTTCCGGATGCCGTCCGGCTTCAGACACTTGCCCATCGACTCTTGCTGTTCCATTGGAACGGTCCAGAGCGTTTGGAATCCCAGCGACCGATACACGCCAGCGTGTCCGATCACGGCCGCGACAAGGTCCGCCCGTAGCGGCTCCTCGGCCCGCTTGAGCATCATATCCACCATCTGGGTGTAGCCGTGGCGGTTGTAAGTCACGGTGCCATCGATGGCGCGCAGCTCGACCCGATAGCCGGCCGCTTCGAGCGCGTCGGCGAGGACGATGGCTTGCAGCGCGTTCCAGATAAGCGCCTCGTGTTCAACGGCGGCGCTCGCCATCCATCCGGCCGACAGACTGATGACGGCCGGGTCATCGACCCGCACCGGGGCGCGGCGGGTCCATGCGGCATCCCAGTTGCCAGCCAGCGCGGCGTCGATGCGCAGCTCCTCGCCCTCGTCGCCCGTGATGCGGCGCCGGCGGGTGATGGTCCCGGCCGGAATGGCGCCGGCCAGTTGGTCCCGGAGCTCCTCGGCCCGGTCGGCGCCTTCCTGCCAGCCCGCCGCGAACAGCTGGCGGGCCTCCTCGACGCTGCCCAGCCAGCCAGTCCAGCTGCCGCCCATGTGGCCGGCGGCCTTGGCAAACCCTGCCCGGTTGCACGACGGGGCGTCGGCCGCGCTCAGGGTGGCCAGCGTGGCCACGTCGAGCCGGGTGGTGGTGAGCTTCAGCGCATCGTTGACGGCATGGACGGTGCGGTTCATGACGCCACCCCGCACGCCTTCAGGTCCGCGTCAGTCCATCCGGAGAGTTGAGCCCGCACCGCATCCGCGACCGGGACACCGTGGCACACGTGCGCCATCTCGGCCCGCTCGATCATGCGGCCGGTGACCCAGCGACGGAGCCCCAAGCTCCGAACCCTGGCGCGGATCACGTGGAACGTGTCCACGATGGCCGGAACCGAACAGAGCGACCGTTCCAGCTCGGCGTCGTAATCGCAGTCGAGCACAACCCAGCGGTCCAAGCTGGCGGCGTCGAGCTGCGACCGGCCGGTGTAGAGCCGGCTAGCACCGGTGCCGTACGTGTTCATAGCGCTGAACAGGATGAAATCCGGGTGCCGCTCGATCACCTCCCCGCTCGGCGCGGCCCAGCGCTTCGCCTCAAACATCCCGTTCGCGGCGGTGAGGACGTTCGCGTCCAACCCGTCCATTTCGTCGAGCAGGAAGACGCCACCGTTCCGGAAGTAGTCCACCAGCTCGGACGCTCTGTACACTTCCTCGCCGGTGTTTAGGTTCGGCGTCATGCGGCCGAACAGCTTGGACTCCGCGACGCCCCCGGAGCAGCTAAAGGGATGGAAGCGGAGTCCCAGCGCGGCGGCCACCTGCTCCGCCAGCGTGCTCTTGCCGGTGCCGGCGTCGCCAACCAGCGCGACGTTGAACCGGAGCCCGTTGCGCCGGGTGGATGCGGCCCAGCGCAGCGCCTCGGCAAGCAACACATGCGCCGTGCCTTCCGTCTCGCGCTCCGGGAGGTCGTTGATCCGGACCCGGACCGTGGGGGCGCCGGTCGGCCGGCTGGCAAGTTCGGCCTCCAGTGCCGCAATCCGGGCGCCAACCCGGGCATCGACAACAGCGGCCAGCAGGGCGTCGAGCGACCCGGCAGCGGCCGGGGCGGGGGCAGGGGCGGACGGGGTCGCGGTCAAAGCGTTCAGCATGGCGGGGGGCTCGGTTGTGGTGGACGTGGTGGACGTGGTGGACGTGCCGGGGAGCGGCATTCCGGGGAGCGGCGGGGCGCCGCGATGGTTCACAAGGTGCGCCGCTTCGACCTGTACCATGGCGGCGGTGATCTTGCCAGACTTCGGGGTCTTCCAAACGAACGCGACGAACGCGAAGCGGGCGTCATCTTCTACGGCGCTGACGATGCCCCGGGTACCCTCCGGGATGGTGACGGGAAACCGGGCAGATGGGCCCAACACGGCATCCACGGTGCCGGTGTAGCCGTAGGTTGTCAGCGTGGCCAGTACGTCGGCCGGGGCGGTTGGCGTCATCCATCCCCGGGCGTCGGGGATGGCGGCGCCGAGCTTGACCTGCCGGCCGGGCACGAGCCCGGCCAGCGTGTCGAGAGGGTAGCGATCGAGGGTCATGGTTGGCGGGGGCTCCTGTTGAGTGTCTCGGCCCGGGCGATTCCCGGGCCGGACAGATGGTAGCACCGGGCCGGGTGTCTTGTCAAGTACAATGTTCTGCCATCCTCGAAAGCTGGTACGCATCGTATCAACGGCAAGCGCCGGATCCCTCCGGATGCCATGGCCAGCGCCGGCCGGGGACTGGCAAACGTAGGGGGCGCCGGGTTGGCGATCGGTGGCGCGGCTGGCGCGTGGACGGCTTGGCTTGCTGGCGAACGGTGGCGCTCTCCCTCCCGGCCGAGGCCCTCCCGGGCGTGCGCGAGTCCGTAGGATGGCGCCGAGCGCCCTCGGCTGGCTGGTTCGCTGGCAAACGCTGGCAAACGGCCCGGGCGCGTCAGGGCGGCGCGGCGCTGGGCGCGGCGCAGGGCGGAAGACGCGCGGCGTGCGCAGGCGCGTGCTGGCGCGTGCGCAAGCGCGGGGGTGGGGGGGGTGTCCCCCGGACGCGGGCCGCCGGATTGCTGCACCACCCTCATCCGGCCAGTGTTCGCGTGGTACAAGTCAACGCAGCTAGCGCGGGTGGCTGGCGCGGTGTAGCCTCAGCGCATGGGGCGCGTGGTACAACTCAACGGAGGAGGCGCGGATGGCGATGGCGAAGGAGGCGGCGGTCCCGGCGGTGTTGAGCGCGATGGCGGAGGGGAAGACGCTCAAGGAGGCGGTGAAGGCGCTGGACGTGGGCGTGTCGCACGGGACGGTGCGGCGCTGGGTGGATGAGCGCCCGGAGTGGGTGGAGGGGTACCAGCGGGCGAAGAAGCTGATGGCGGCGGCGCTGGCGGAGGAGGCGATCCAGGTGGCGCGGGAGACCACGAATCATTCCAGCGCGGCGGATCGGCTGCTGATTGACACGTTGAAGTGGGCGGCGGCGAAGGCCAACCCGGCGGAGTACGGGGAGCGCCAGACGGTGGAGCATCAGGGCGCCCAGACGTTACAAGTCAAGGTGGTGGAAGAGGAAGCGCCGAAGCTGACGCCGGAAACGGCCCGACGAATAGGCGCGGAAGTGTCCAGTATGCTGGTTGCGCAGGTAGTGACGCCGGCCTTACCGGCCGGAGAGTAAACCCAATCCCTTCTGCGCATTCTGTCAGAAATGACAGGTATGACGCTACAGTCATACCAGAGAAAACCCGAAAGATAGATTAGGAAACGATTAAGACTTGATTACGTTTTGATGAAGCCTACTTGACACACTCTGCGCACCCCATACCCTCCAGTGGGGGGGAGGGGGGCCGGGACGAGCGAGGGTAAAGCCGGAGCGCTGAAGCGAAGCGAAGCGGAGCGAGAAGCGCGGAGGTACCGAGCGAGTCCCAACGTAAACGAGTTAACGAGTTAACGAGGCGCAATGCCATCGAAAGCCAAACCGTCGGGCGGGGAGGTGCAGGTCGTGCTGGCCCGGCGGCATCCGGGGCAGCAGGAGATCGTGATGCATCCGGCCCGGTTCAAGGTGGTGATGTGTGGGCGCCGGTTTGGGAAGACGGCGCTGGGGGTCCGGGAGGCCTGTGACGCGGCCTTGGCGGGGCAGCCGGTAGGCTGGTTTGCGCCGACGTATAAGTACGTGTTGGAGGTGTGGCGGGAGCTGTTGCAGCGCCTCAAGCCGGTGATTGGGCGGTCCAACGATCAGGAGCGCCGGATTGAGTTGGTGACGGGCGGGGTGATCGAGATGTGGACGATGGATACCCCGGATCCCGGCCTTGGGCGCAAATACAAGCTGGCGATCATCGATGAGGCGGGGATCGTCCCGGAGCTGCTGGACCTCTGGCAGCGGGCGATCCGACCGACGTTGGTGGATCTCTCCGGCGGCGCCATGTTCTTAGGCACGCCCCGAGGGCGCCGGCACGGGTTTGTCGTGCTGTTCAACCGGGGAAACGACCCGAACGAGCCCAACTGGGCCAGTTTCCGGGCCAAAACGCTGGACAACCCGTTTATCCCGCCGGAGGAAGTCGAATCGGCCCGGAAGGAGCTACCGCCGGAGGTGTTTGCGCAGGAGTTCGAGGGCATCCCGACCGACGATGGCGCCAATCCCTTCGGGTTGGAGGCCATCCGGCGGGCGATAGGACCGCTGAGTCCGGACAAGCCAGTCGTGTACGGGGTCGATTTGGCCCGGTCGATGGACTATACGGTGGTGATTGGGCTGGATGCGTACCGGAAAGTGGCGTGTGTGGACCGATGGCAGGCGCCGTGGGCCGAAACCAAGGCCAAAATCCGGGCGCTGGTGGGGCAAACGCCCATCGTGGCGGACGCCACGGGCGTCGGCGACGCCATCGTGGCCGATTTGCAGGGGATGGGGGTGGATGTGACCCCCCATGTCTTCACCCAGCCGTCCAAACTGCGCCTGATGCAGCGGTTGGTGGCGGCGTTCCAGGGGTCCGAACTGACGATTCCGGACGGGTGGCTGATCGGGGAGCTGGAATCGTTCGAGTTTATGTATACGGCCACCGGGGTGCGCTATGAGGCCCCCTCCGGGTTCCATGATGACGGCGTCATGGCCTTGGCGCTGGCCCTGTACGGGTGGGACCGGGTGCAAGGGGTGGTCCCAGAAGCGCCCCCGGGCTTGCGTTTTGTCGGGGATGACCCCAATGTGGATGTGGACAACTCGGACGGCGGTGTGGACAACCGTCGGCGGGTGATCGCGGGCGACTTTGCGGCGCAACTTCCCGGAGTGTGGTGATGGCGAGCCTTTCTCAGCGTTTCCTTGCAAAGTTTCAGGAAGTGCCTGAGATCGGGTGCTGGATTTGGACTGCGTATGTAGACAAAAACGGCTATGGACAGATTACGATCAATAGGCGTCACTACAGAGCGCATCGTGTATCATACGAATCGCGTTTTGGTACGATCCCTGATGGTCTTGTTGTTGACCATTTGTGTCGTCAGCCAAGTTGTGTGAACCCTGACCATCTCCGTGCGGTTACCAACAGAGAAAACTTGATGGCCGAAGGCAGTTTGGCTTTAGCTAAACGTCAGGCAGAGCAAACACACTGCAAACGGTGTGGGTCTGAGCTGATTCAGATGTCAGGTCAGCGAGGATGCCTTCCGTGCAAGCGTGAACGCTGGAAAAAAGAAAACCATCGCCGCGCTCAACTTCTTCGCGCAAAGAAAGCCACTGCCGTTTTATCGGAGTCCTGACGATGAAGAAAAGAGTTTCCGGCATGGACGCCGTGATTGCCAAGACCGGCAAGCGGCGCATGATGGCCCGGCGCAAAGGCCCGCCCGGTGTGGCGATCATGATCGCCATGGGCGCCCCGAAGGGCGCCATGAAGGGCGAAAAGCCCGAGCTGAAGGACGAACTCGACGCCTCGAAGGGCGAGGGGATGTCCAAGGCGAAGAAGATTGCCGCGCTGGAAGAGAAAATCGGCTACTTGAAGGCCGAACTCGCCCTCCTCAAAGAAGGCATGAACGACTCGGAGGACGAAAACGAGTCGGACATGGAGGAAGAGGACGCGATGGAGGACGAGGAGGACTAAATGCCCTCCACGCCTGTCTGGCAGCGGAAAGCCGGCCAAAATCCAGCCGGCGGCTTAAATGCCGCTGGCCGCGCTTCCCTCAAAGCGGAAGGGCGGGACATCAAACCGCCGGTGAAGCAGGCGGAAGCGGCGAAAAGCCCAGCCAAAGCGAAGCGCCGGATTGCCTTCTGTAAGCGGATGCAAGGCATGAAAGCCAAACTCACCAGCGCGAAGACGGCCAACGACCCCAACTCGCGCATCAACAAGAGCCTGCGGGCATGGGACTGTGACTGATGCCCACCAACAGGCGCGTGGCTCATTCGGTAGGAGCACCGGACTGTGACCCCGGGGAAGTGGGTTCGAATCCCACCCGCCTGATACCCTTTTCTTTTACGGATGGTCTCTGATGCCAAACTATCGGAATAGCATCAACGGATCGATTGCGGCGAACGCCGGCACGGTGGTCCTGCCCTATCGCCAGTTCTCCAATGGCGCCATCGGGGTGCAGATCACCGGCACGTTCAGCGGGACGCTGCAGTTCGAGATGACGATTGACGGGACCAACTACGTCGCCGTCCAGACGCAGAGCGTGACGACCGGCACGATCAGCACGACCACCACCACGACCGGCGTGTTCCGGTTCGAGGCGGTCGGTGCGCTGGCGGTGCGGGTGAACGCCACGGCGTGGACGAGCGGGACGGCGACGGTGACGCTGGTCGGACTGGACGGCTGACGATGGGGCAGATGGGGAGCGCCCCGTTTGCCAGTACGCGCCGCCGGCGACGGGACGGCGGGGCGTTTTCCCCGCTGGCCCTGTACGCCAACGGCGAAGCCGGGGGCTGGTACGACCCGAGCGACCTGACGCCGGAGAAGGTGAGCTGGCGGCGGAACCTGCTGACGTATTCGCAGGAGTTCGACAACGCGGCGTGGTTGAAACTCAACGCAACGGTCACGGGAAACACGGCGGTCGCACCAGACGGCACCACGACCGCTGACCGTTTGGTTGAAACAACTGCCACTGGCGAACATGCGCTCCTTCAGGGCGTCACGGTGACGGCTGGTGTGACGTACACTGGAACCGTGCATTTGAAAGCGGCTGAACGCAACGTTGTGTTTGTGGCGTTGGATTACAATGGCTTCCCAGTAAACAACGGGGCGTATTTCAATCTGAGCAACGGTACCGTGGCGTTGCAGCGAGCAAATACCACGGCGCGGATTACGCCACATCCGAGTGGGAACGGGTGGTATATCTGCTCAATTACGGTCACGGCGTCAACAAGTACGGCAACGGGTGGACTGTACATCGCCTCAACTGACGGCACGACAGCCTCAACGGGCGTCCCATCGTATACGGGCGACATTACTAAAGGTTTCCTGTTGTGGGGCGCACAAGAGGAAGCCGCCCCCACCGCCACCGCCTACCAGCGCATCACCGACTTCACGTCGGACTTCCTCGCGGCGTTCCCGCAGCACGCGCTGTATCAAGACAGCGCCGGGACGACCCCGGTGATGGCGCTGGGCCAGCCGGTCGGGCTGGTGCTGGACAAGAGCAAGGGCGGGCTGGCAAATCTGGGCAGCGAGCTAGTCACGAACGGCACGTTTGATACAAATGTCACCGGGTGGACGGCGCAATCCGGCGACACACTGGCGTGGGACGCAGGCAATGGCGGACGGCTGAAGATTACGGACACGAACTCAGCCGGCGCTGGCATTGCGTATCAGACGATTAATACCGTTGCCGGTGTTGGGTACTTTGTGCAGTATGCCTCGTCGCTTGGGAACGCGCAGCAGACACGCATTTATGTTGGAACGTCAGTCGGCAACAGCTCAATGGGCGTTGCTGTAAACAACGCGGATACGACGTTTGGCACGTTGTTTTTTACAGCATCGGGTACAACCGCCGTATTGCAGTTTGTGTGTCAAAGTACGGGAGCGTTTGCATACCTTGACAACATTTCGGTTCGTGCCGTCCCCGGCGCCCACGCGATCCAAGCCACCAGCGCCTCGCGCCCGACGTGCGATGCGCGGGTGAACCGGCTGACGTATAGCGAGCAGTTTGACAATGCCTTCTGGAGCGATAAGAACAACGTCACCATTACGGCAAACGCGGCGGTCGCACCCGATGGAACCACAACAGCAGACAAACTGATTCCAAACACGACCAACGGATATCACAACCTTGGGTCGAGTTTTATCGGGGATGTGGCGACCACGGTGCGTATTTCGCTGTACGCGAAAGCAGCTGGTTTGAATCTGATTCGCATCTCCGGTGGGAATCCCGGCACCAACTTTGTGCAAGCGGATCTGAGCACGGGAGCGTTCACATCGGCCAATGTCACCGACGCCAGTGTGACATCGGTGGGTAACGGCTGGTGGCTGCTGTCGTGTGTGTTGCCTGCAACCGGCGGGAGTAATGGGTTCTTCTATGCCGTTTGCCCCAATCAGACGAACGGCACATACACGTTGTGGGCAGGCAACGGTACCGATGGCGTGTTCATCTGGGGCGCCGATTCGCGGTTCAGTTCCGACGCCTCGCTCCCCTACCAGCGGGTGGTGACGGCGAGCGACTACGCGGACGTGCAGGCGCCCCGGTATCTGACGTGTGACGGCGTGGACGATTCGCTGTACACGGCGGCGAGCGTGGACTTTGCGACGTGGACGAGCGGGACGCGGCGCAACCTGCTGACGTATCCGAGCGCGTTTGATAACGCGGCGTGGAATCTGTTCAACGCAACCGTGACTGCGAACACGACGGTTGCGCCGGATGGCACAACGACGGCAGACACGGTCACGACGAACACGAATCCGGCCAGCAATGGCATTTGGCAGTCGGTCACCGTGACGGCCTCGACGCAATACACGTTCAGCTTTTATGCGCGGCGTGGAACGGCGACTGACCTCAAATACTCCGTGTACAACAACACGGGCGGTGCCGACATCGTCGCGGCGACATCGTACTACAGCAGCACATCCAGCACGGACTGGAGTCGGATCACGCTGACGTTTACGACGCCAGTCGGATGCACCAGTATTCGCGTGTACCCAGTGCGTGACGCGGGGTCGCTCGGCACCATGTTCATCTGGGGCGCCCAGCTCGAACTCGGCAGCACCGCGACGGCGTTCCAAGACGTGGGCACGGACAAGATGACCGTGGTCACGGGGGTGCGGAAGCTGAGTGATGCGGCTGGCTACGGGATTATCGCAGAACTTGGGAATCGAAATAGCACCCAAGCCGGATCCTTTAGCCTAACCGCGCCAGCGGACGCAGCGTCTGCAACATATGCGTCGGTTATTGAAGGGTCGTCGGCATTCACCTATCGACCGGCGACGTTTGCTGCGCCGATCACGAACACCTTTGCAGCTTTGTTCGACATTGGCGCAACAACCCGTGAGACGGAAAACATCCCACGAATTAACGGAGTGGTAGAGCAGGACAACCCGCAGGGCGCGGCAGACGCTGGCACCGGCACCTTCGGCACCTACGTCCTGTTCATCGCCCGCCGCAACAACGCTTCCCTCCCCTTCAACGGTCGCCTGTACCAGCTGATCGTCCGTGGCGCCCAGACGGACACGGCCACCGTGCAGCAGACCGAACGCTTCGTGGCCGGCAAGACGGGGGTCCAGATATGAAACTCTGGATCGTGAAGGATGCCTATCTAACGATGCTGGTCCGTGCTGAATCGGAAGACGAGGCGGTGCAGCTGGCGCAGCAGTCCACCAATGGGCCGCTTGAGCGAGTCACTTGCACCGCGTTGCCGGTGGACGGGGAACCGGGCGTGTTGCTGACGGAGGAGTCATGAGCGACACGTTCCTGACGCTGATTGCCCCCGACGCCCCGGCCCCGCCGGTCGGGGATGTGTTCTTAACGCTCATCGTTGAGGACGCTGAGGTGGCGCTGGCCCGCACCGTGGCCGCGACGATGTCGCCGGGTGGCGTGGGGATGTGGACCACGCCGCTGTCGGCCACCGGCCAGCTCCCCGCCACGCATTGGATTTCGACGGGCTGGGTGCCGGCGGGCTGGCAGGCCATCGTGCCGACCCAGACGTGGGAGCAGGCGGAGGACGGGACGTGGACGGAGACGGGCAGCACGCCGGGCGATCCGGACGCCGTACTGGCCGCGTGTGAGGCGGCGGGGTTGGAGGTCACGGCAGCGGAGATCGCGGCCTTGTTCGCGGCGGCGGACGTGACGGCGCAAGACCCGTGGGTGGCGATGGGGCGGTTGGGGCTGCAACTTCTTTCATCATCGGACGTGGAGCCGATCAGCGATGAGTGATTATCGAGATATCAACAGCTTAAATACCACCCCGACGGCACTGATTACGGGGGGGGATAAGGTTCCGTTCTACAATACGGGCGATGCGTATGCATACGCCATGACGCTGGACCAGCTGCAGAGCTGGGTGCTGGCCGGGGGCACGATTGACCCGACGTTTGATGACGTGAGCGCGGACACGGTGACCATCACCGGCACGACCGGCAATACGCTGGTGGTGGATACGAACACGTTGGTAGTAGACGCGACGAACGATAGCGTTGGCATTGGCACTACCTCTCCAAGCAGTTTTGCGCGGTTTGCCGTGCTGTCTGGCGCAACGGCCAACACTGCATTTTTCGCTTCGACGACAGCAAACGCCTATTCCGCATCGGCGTTCTTCAGTGGCTGGTCGCTGGCATTGAGAAGTGCGGCCAATGCGACGGGCAACGCGACCGGAATCCGGTTTGCCAGCAGCGCGAGCGGCGCGTACGAAGGGCTCTTTGGCTTTGTCCAAAATGCAAGCACCTACGGCGATTTCGTTTGGCAGTCTTATAACGGATCGTATGGCGAACGGATGCGCCTCGACGCCTTCGGCAACCTCGGCCTCGGGGTCACGCCGAGTGCGTGGAGCGCATCGTTTAAGGCGCTACAGGTAAGCACCGCATCGTTGTGGAGTTCTGGCGGGTCCAACGCGCTGATCGGCGCAAACTATTATCACGACGGAACCAACCGGCGATATATCTCGACAGCGGCGGCGACCGAATACGGACAAAGTGGTGGGTCGCATATCTGGTACACCGCCCCATCCGGCACCGCCGGCAACGCGATCTCGTTTACAACCGCGATGACGCTGGATGCGTCGGGCAATCTGCTGGTTGGCATGACGACAACCGCAACGTCGAGCGCCAAAACGCTGCATCTGGCAAACGCGACGGTCCCGACGGCCAATCCGACGGGGGGTGGCGTGTTGTATGTCGAAGCCGGTGCGTTGAAGTATCGCGGCTCGTCGGGAACAATTACAACGATTGCCAACGCCTAACTTTCTGAGGATTTTTCTATGGCAACCCCTGTGGTCATCAGCAGCGCAACGATTAACTACACGGCGGGCACGACCGACTGCCAGTGTTCGATTGAGACGGTCGTCCTCTCCATCGGTGTCACCTACGTCGGGACGCAGGTCTCGCTGGTGAGCGCCGATCTGGCCCCCGACTGGACGGACGACCAGCTCTGTGCGGCGGTCGCGGCCAAGCTCGGCGTCCCGGCGGCGGATGTGTCGGTGGCGACGGCCCCGGTGGCTCCGTGAGCGAGCCGGTCGTGGCGCCGGACGTGACGGTGACCTTCACGGCTGGGGAGGCGCAGGCGCTCTTGGCGCTGTGCGACATCGCCGTGAAGGCGGCGGGCATCCGGGCGGCTGACGCCGCGCTAACGATTGCGAAGAAGGTCGAAGCGGCGGCGCAGCCCGCACCGGTGGCTGGGTGACAGACGCTCCGGTGGTGGCGCTGATCTGCTCTGGGGCGCTGCTGTTTGCGGTGCACCGGATCGCCTCGGCGTGGGAGCAGGTGGCCGAGGTGAAGGCCAGACGGGCCGAGCCGATGCCCTCCGCCCCGGGGATGATCCCGGCAGCGGTGGACATCCCGGACGATCTGATTGCGGTCGCGCTGCAGGAGAACGAAGTGTGGGCGCAGGAAGAGGTGACCCGGGTGATCCGGGAGAAGTACGACGCCTACAAGGATTGGAATAAGGTGAGAGCCGCGATGGGCCTTGGCCGGAGAGATGACGCATGACGATGCCGCCGTTGGATAACGAGGTGTTTGCGGGCGCCGTCATGGAAGACGAGCTGGCCCGGATCATGGAGGGGTTGTCGAACAACCCGCTCTCCCCGAACGAGCAGGTGGCGCCCAACCCGCCCGAGGACACCGGCGAGCCGATGTCGGAGCGGGAGGCGGCGCTGGTGCGGGCGCTGTACGGCTATGACATCCCGCTGGCCGATCCGACCCTTCGGGAGGATATGCCCGCCTGGGCGGCGTGGTGCCGGGGGCTCTGGGAGTCCCGGCGAGAAGCGGTGCAGATGCACCTCCATCTCGTCGAGCGGAACCGGCTCTTCCGGGCCGGGCAGCAGTGGATTTCGGCGCAGGGACTGGGGCCGTGGCGGGAGCCGAGTCGGCCCCGGGATGCGGCCCGGGTGGTCTACAATATGATGGACAAGGCGCTCGACCAGCGCCTCCAGATCATGATGGACCAGAAGCCGGGCTTTGTGGTGACCCCCACCACCCAAGACCCGGAAGACAAGCGGAAGGCGCAGGCGCAGCAGCTGGCGCTGGAGTACCAGTTCGAGCAGCAGAACATGCTCCGCGTGGCGCGGGAAGCGGGCTTCTGGGCGCAGACGGATGGGGTCAGCTTCTGGCACCTGCACTGGGATCCAGACAAAGGCCCGTGGGATGAGCGGCTGGGGGAGCGCCCCGGCCAGCGGAAGCCGCTGGGCGATCTTGGCTGTCAGACCCTCCGGGTGGAGCAGGTCCGCGTCTCGCCCAATGCGACGGCGACGCAGGCGCCCCATTGGGTGGTGATCCGGGAAGTGATTGCCCGGCAGGAGGCGGCGTATCGGTACGGCCTGACCGGGCTGGATGCCAGCGCGTCCAGCCTGCAGACGGGCAACACGCCCACCTACAGCGGCTCGGAAGGGATGGGCGCGTGGGTGTTGACGCAGACGACGATTGGCGAGGGGCAGCGACTGCGGGACGAGGAAGTCACGGAACGCTTCACCGTCTACCTCGCACCCCATCCGGATGTCCTCCCCGAGGGGCTCCAGATGGTGGTGGTCGGGGACCATGTCGTGTTTGGCCCAGCCCCATTGCTCTGGGGGGCGATCCCGGTGGTGCCGGTGCGCGACGGCAGTAGCGATCCGTCGTATTACCCCCGCCCGGTGATGGAGCAGTGGATCGACCATCAGATGCGCGTCAATGCGCTGCTCTCCAAGTGGGTGGAGAACATCCGGGTCAACGCCGGGGGCCGGTTCTTGACCCGCCCCAACGCCATTGCCACCGAGACGTTCATGGGCGGGGTGACCTCCATGATCGAAATCCGGGGCGCTGGCCCGATGTCCGATTCCATCCAGCCGGTCAACGGCTTCTCTGTCGGGAACGACGTGAAGGAAGCGTTGGCGCTGGAGAAGCAGGCGTTTGAGAACGCCTCGGGGTGGAACCAAGTCAGCCGAGGACAGGCCACGGGCGAGTCGGGCCGGGCGATTATTGCCACCCGCGAGCAGCTGGAGCGGGTGTTCAGCCCGGTCGTGACCGCGCTGGCCAACGCCTTCACCGACTGGTCGAAGGTGACGCTGGCGGGCATGGCGTGGGGGTATGACGTGCCCCGGGCCTTGGGCGCGGTGGGCAAGGGACGCCCCGATCTGGCCCGGGCGGTGAGTGCGTCGGACTTTGACGGGCAGTCGGATGTCCGGGTGGAGCCGGCCACGATGATGCCCATGCCGATGGCCTTCCGGATGTACCTGCTGGACAACTGGCTCCAGTCGGGCGTGATCGATCTCAAGGAGTACCGGCGCCGGCAGATGTTTGCCGTGGCGCGGGATATTGCCACCCCGGACGAGGATCAGGAGGCCCGCGCCAAGCGGGTGGCGGACGCCATCCGGATGCAGGGGCCGATCCCGGAGATCCGGTGGCAGGACAACGAAGCGATCCATCAGGACGTGCTGGAGCGGGAGATCCTGCTGCAGGACGACTTGGATCCGATGATCGTGGCGGTGGCCCAAGAACGGTGGATCGCCTTGGCCAACCAAGCCGCGCAGAAGCAGGGCGGGATGGTCCCGCCCACGCCGGGTGCTGGCCCCGGACCCCAAGGCGGACCCCCCGCCGCCAGTGTTCCCAACCTGCCGCCGGGCCAGTTGCCGCTCGCGTCGGGCAATCCACCCATCGGGGTTGCGCCCCTGATGCAGCAGACGCTTGCCGGGATGCCGGAAGCGGAGGTGGCAGCCCAGCAAGCGGATCGCTTATCCCGGCAGGCGTAGAGGATTTATGACGGCTCCTGTAGCTGCTGCTCCGCTGGACATCGCCGACGCCATTGCTGACGCCGTCGCGTCAGCCATGCCCGTCCCGCAACCCGAGGGTGAGGATGTCGCTGCGCCAGATCCGGATACTCCCGAAGCGGCTGATGACGCCGCGCCTGAAGCCGACGTGGCTGACGCTCCCGCTCCGGCACCGGACGCGGGCGAAGCCTCGGGTGATGATGCGGGAGCGGAGGCGCCCAGTGACGCACCGGTGGAGCTGCCAGACGGCTACGTTGCCGTCCCTACCGTGGCCGAAGGACTCGCCACCGAGTTCAAGCTCTTAGACGGCGAAGGCGAGGTGGAAGTCCCGGCGCTGATGGTGGAGTACAAGGCGAACGGGAAGGTCCGGCAGGACCGGCTGGATCAGGTGGTGAAGCTGGCCCAGTGGGGGGTGTACAATCAGGAGCGCGAACAGAAGCTCCAGCAGGAGACGCAGGGGAAGGTCGAGGAGGCGCTGCAGGCGCTCAAGGAGCGCGAGGCGCAGATGGAGCGCCTGCTGACGGACGAGGATTTCCTCTATGCCGTCCGGGAGGCGTATGCCGCCGAGAACACCCCGGAGAAGCGGGTCGAGCGCGTGGAGGCGGAGAAAGCCGCGATGCGCGTGGAGTACGAGTTGCAGTCGATCAGTCAGGCCGGAGAACAGTTTTATCAGGCGGAGGTGGCGCCAGCCCTGCAGTTGATTCAGCAGGCACTGCCCACCCTCTCCGCAGAGGAGCTGGAATCCAAGTTGCAAATGGCGCTCCAGGCGCACGTCGAGGTGGCCCCCAATGGGGTGGCCTACGTCCCGCCGTCACGCTACGACGCCATCCGGCAGTACATCGTCGAGGATCTCGCCTTGTGGGCGCAAGCCGCCCATACCCGGCGCCATCAGCCAGTCGCACAACGCTCCGCCGAACAGGCCAAAGCGGCGGCTGAACTGGAACGGGCGCAGGTCGAGGCGCAGAAGGCCAAGCGCATGGTGGGCCAGAAGCTCAAGCCCGTGGGGCAACCCGGGGCGACCGCTGACCGGCCAGCCAAGGCGAAGACCATTGTCTCGGTAGACGATGCCGTCGAAAGCGCCCTGTCGTCGGTGCTTTCATCCATTCGTTAATCGTCGAGGAATCTTTCCATGCCAGCACCTACAGTCATTACCGATGCGGAACTGACGGGTCTCCTGAAGAACGTCTATTCCCAGTACCGCGAGAAGGTCCAGAATCTGGTCACCCCGCTCCTCGCCCAGCTCCAGAAGGCGAAGGCCGGTGGCCCGCGCAACATGCGCTGGGGCGGCAACAACGTGTTCTTCGACGTGGTCGTCGGGCGCCCGTCCGGCTCCACGTTCTCGCAGGCCGGGTACTTCCCGCCCGACACCACCGCCTCTGAAGTGCAGGGCAACGTCGGCGTGGTGCGTGCGTACACCACGCGCCAGATCGACGGCCTCGCCTTCGTCGGCACGCAGTCGAAGGATGCCGCCTTCACCACCATCGCCACCAAGACGATGGAGGAAATCAAGGAGGCCAGCCAGATCCTCATGCAGCAGGCGCTGCACAACAAGGCGGACGGCGTGGTGGCCATCATCGGCACCGCCTCGACCACCACGTCCATCATCGTCTCGTCCCCCTACGGGGTGTCGGGCGCGGGGCAGGGTGGCCTGCTCCTCTCGGTAGGCGACTACATCGCCGTGCTGGACACGTCGGCGTCGGACGCCGTGCTGGGCCGGTCGTCCATCACCGCGATCAGCAACAGCGGTGATAACGCCACGCTGACGCTGGGCACCGCGATCAGCGGCATGGCCGCGACGGACAAGATCGTCAAGGCGACCGCCAGCGACACGTCCTTCAACAGCGCCATGAACGGGCTCATCAACATCACCAACCGGGGCAACGGGTACGCCTCGCTGCACAACATCTCGAACGCGACCTACGCCATTTGGGACGCGATTCGGATGGTGGCCGGCACGGATACCCCGGACGTGAACCAGCCGACTGAGGACGACATCTGGGTGCTGATCCAGCGGATTGCCGGGCGCTCCGGCAAGGACGCCCAGCTCCGTCCGAAGGAGTTCCTGCTCATGACCACGCCGGGCCTCGGCCAGAAGCTGATGCAGTCCTTCGTGGCGCAGCGCCGGTTTGACAGCAACGGGTTCGACACCACGATCAAGGGCGGCTACAAGGCCCTGAACGTGTGCGGCATCCCGATGGTGACGGACTACTACGTCCCCGCCGGGACGATCTACCTCCTCCACATCCCCTCGCTCGCGTGGGTGGATGCGAAGGATTGGGGCTTCGTCGAGTTCGAGGGCGCCGGGCCGTGGCGCTGGATTCAGGGCCGGGATGCCTTCGAGACGACCTATGCGTGGTACGGGAACATGGCCTGTCTGGCCCGTAACGCGCACGGGTCCATCACGGGCTACACCGACACGGCGCGGTTCTCGCACGTCGTTTGATGCTCGGCACGGGGAGGGGCTTCGGCTCCTCCCCACAACCCCCTTCCTGAGGAGTGATTCATGGGCAACTTCTTTGCCCCAACGGCTGGCCGGTTTGGCGTCATGCCGAATCTGCTGGTGGGTCGCTGCGCCGCAGCGATTGGCAATAACACCACCACGACGTACAACTTCGGTGGGCATCCGGCGACGTGCCTCATCAACCGGGCGATGGTCTCGGCGGGGACCGTCCCGGCGTCCACCAGCGGGACGATTCTGGCGGTGCTGGAGAAGTACGACAGCACGGCCAACGCGGCGGTGACGCTGACCGCCAACATCGATCTGGAGGCGCTGACGGCGCATGAGGGGACGGCGGTCAGTCTGATCTCGACGCTGACCACGGCGCAGCGGACACTGCTTCCCGGCGATACGCTCCGCCTGACGGTGACTACGAACAACACGGTCACCACGGCGGCGGTGGATCTGGTGGCGAACGTCGAGCTGCTGGTCCAGAACTGATGACCGCGCCGATGGTGTTAAACCATCGGGGCACCCCGGAGCCGTCGTCCGAGATTCAGCGGCGGCTCCGGCAGGTGCATCCCCGACTGGAGCTTCGGTACATCGAAGCCTTCGATGCGCATTGGGCCATCTGTATGCGTTGGGCGGAGAACGACCGGCGCTGGGCCACGATCCAGTCCAACGAAGTCGATCCCAGCCGGAGCATGGACATTGTCGGCTATCTGCCGATGACCTGCAGCCCGGATGAGGCGCCCGCCTATCTGGAGAAGTCCTTCCGGGAATATCCGGTGGACGAGGTCCGCCGCCTGACGGATTTCGTTTCTCAGTACAACGCCGTGCAGCCCGCCGAGCAGGCCATGCAGGAGGCCATTGCCGAGGTGCTGGATGGCGCCAACCCCACGTCCCAGCCCAAGCGGCGGGGCCGTCCCCCCAAAGCGCGGGAGTAGCAGCCGATGGCGACCGTGACCCGAGCCCAACTGGTGGCCTTGACGCGGGAGTTTATGGACGCGGTCGGGTCTGATCGGTGGTCCGACAGCACCATCAAGACGGTCCTGAACGGGGTCTACGATGAGGAATGGTCCAACATCCTCAACGCCGCGCCGTACTACACCTTCCAGCAGCTGACCCTGACCACGGATGCCAACGGGCAAATCCCGTTTGCCAGCCTGTCTACCGGGTCGGGCGACAGTCAGAAGAACTACTATCGCATTTTGTCCGTCTCGGACGGCAACGTCCTGTACGATCAGACGGACTTTCAGTATGTCCCGCTGGCGACCACCACGAACTACCTGCCGACGTACCCCCGCCTCTACTATCTGATCGGGACGAACGTGCAGATCCTGCCGGTTGGCAGCGGGACGACCATCTACTGCGCGGTGAACTACAAGCCGACGTCGCTGATCGACTTGGCCACCGATGCGTCCATCATCGACTTCCCCGGGAACAACGAGACGATTCTCGCGCTGGGCGCCTCGTACAAGCTCCTGCTGAAGGGCGGGGCGGAAGTGGCGGCGGCCCGGAACTATCGGGATCTGGCCAATGATGAGCGCCAGACGATGCTGGACGACCTGCGCCGCCGCACGATCAACCCGACGCGGATGGCCTACCCGGACCAGAAGTACGACTGGAGTGGCGGCTGATGGCGGGCGAGCCGGGTGGGGTGCCGCTGTTAGACCAGCAGCCGGCGATGGACGGGGGCCTGAACAATGTCTCAGACGACATTCTGGTTCAGCCCAACCAGCTCCGCAAAGCCATCAACTGCCGGTTAACCGACTACGGCGCGATTACCAAGCGCGGCGGCACGCAGCGGGTTTCCGACGTGGTGGCCAGTGCGTCCATTCTGAACGGGTACACATGGCGCCGGGACGGGGGCACCCAGCAACTGCTGGTGGTCACCAATGAGCGGCTTTATACCGCAACCTATGGCGCCTTCCCCATCACATGGACCCAGCGCACCGGAGCGGTGTCCGCCACCGTCTCTCCCACGTTCGCCCAGTTCCGGGACGGGACGAACGATGTGGTGTACATCACAGATGGCGGACTGTTGAACAAGTGGGATGGCACGACCTTTTCGGTCAACTTGGCCAATACGTCGGCGGTCGAATCTATCACGGTCCATAACCAGCGGTTGTGGGGTTGCGGCAATAGCAGCTTCCCCGACTCCATCTTCTACTCCGCGCTGAACAACGGCGACAGCTTGGGGAACGCCAGTGCCAGTGGTGGGCAGATTGTGGTTCGGACGTTTGGCGATGAGACGGTGGTCGGACTGGCGAGCATCAACACCTCGCTGATGATCTTCCACCGACGCGGGATTTCCCGCCTGACGGGGTATGGGCAAGACGACATCACGGTTGAGCCAGCGGGCGTCACCGCAGATGTCGGCGTGATTGCCAGGCACAGCATTGTCTCTATTGGCAATCTGGGATTCTTCGTATCAGAACGCGGCTTGTATATGGTCAACGAGGCCGAGGTGGCGCCTGTTGGGACGGTAGACAAGCCCGACCCCCTGCTGGCCCCGATCCGGGCGCTGACCTCAACGCAGTTTGATGCGATTCGTGCGGCGTTTAACCGGGCGACGCGGGAGTTGTGGATCAGCATCCCCGGGTATGGCGTGTATGTCTACCATACCGTGCTGCGGTCATGGGCTGGCCCGTGGGACACCGGCTACCTGTCTCCGGCCACGACCGCCATTTGGGAGACGCTGAATACCGCCGGCCTGCCGGTCATGCTGCGCGGAGACGCCAGCGGGTATGTCAGCCTGTGCGATGCGCCCAGTATCTATCTGGACAATGTAGCGGCGAACGGCACCGGCGGCACGCGCTACAGTATGACGGCCCAGTTGCATCGGCTATACTCCGGCGATGATGCGCTGGCCAAGTCGTTGCGTTACGGCTATTTGACCGCCCAGCTCAACGGGTCGGACTCCTGTTCCGTGACGTGGAAGACGGACATGGTCGCCGGGGCCTATACGCTGCCGGTCTCGACAGCGGGGCTGTGGGGTAGTGGGACGTGGGGGAGTGGGTCGTGGGGTGGCCCCAGCAGCAAGAACTATCGGGTGCAGATGGGCGGCACGGGATACTACACGGATATCACCATTATCGACTCAGGCCGGGCGCTGCCGGTGTTTAGTCGATTCCAGTTGGCAAGCTATGCGCTTGGGAGGCGCTGATGGCAACGACAGTCGGACAACATGGCGTAGCCGCCTTTACCAACCCGTCAAACGGCGATGCGCTGGACGCCACGGTGGTCAAGGCGAACGACAATACGCTGCGCGATGCTTATGTCACGCACGATGACGACTCGGGTATTCACCTGCAGTCGTCCACGCTGGCAGCGCGTCCTGCGGCGGGTACGGCGGGGCGCAAGTGGCTGACGACGGATACCGGCAGCATCAAAGTCTGGTATGACAACGGCTCGACATGGGAGGAGATCTCCTATATCCAGTCTTCTGGCACGGTTACCCTCCCGAGTGACCTCTCGGTAGGCGGCAATGCCACGATCACGGGCGACGGGACGATCAACGGCAACGTGGCGCTGGGCAATGCGACCACGGACACCGTGTCGGTGACGGGTCGCGTCAACACCAGCGTGGTGCCCAGCGTGACGGCAACGAATGATCTGGGGACGACGTCGCTGCGTTGGCGTGACTTGTATGTCGGCTCGATTACCACGACCGGCACGGTCACGGCCAACACGTTTAGCGGCTCTGGCGCATCGCTGACGGGGATTGCGGCGTCAGGTATTGCCGCTGGGACGTTTAGTGGGCTTTTCACGTTTGCCAACTCTTTGACATGCAGCCAAAGCATTACCGTTGGTACACGCATTGTTGAAAGCTATGGAACGGCTTCAGCATCTGGCACACAGACCGTCAATCTTAGCACCCAAATTGTACGTATTACCCTGACTGGGAATACAACGCTTACGCTTGGCACGGTTTCTATCGGATCTGTGATTTTGCAGATCGTGCAAGACGGGACTGGCGGGAGGACATTGACCATCACCAATGCGGTCTATGCTGGTGGCGTGGCTCCAACATGGACGACAACCGCTGGCCGCATGGACATCCTTCATGTTGTTATTGGAGGCGGTGGTCCGTACATCGCCGTGCTTGGTCAGGACTACGTGCCGTAACTAACACATGGCTCTCGTCTCCTCGCATCAGGTCAAGGCGTTTGTCAGTCCGTTCCCCGGGCCTGCCCCGGTGAGCGCCAACGACGTGCGCGGGAACGACAACATCCTGCGCGAGCGGTTCAACGCGCATGACGCCGACGCCAGTATTCACATCCAGTCCGGGACGTTGGCGGCTCGACCGGCGTCGCTCGCGGAAGGCAGCACCTACTTCTGCACCGACACGCAGGATACCTACACCTACACGGGTGGGGCGTGGGTGCAGTCCGCGTGGGCGCACTGGTATGGGGATTTCTACGACACCACCGATCAGGCCATCACCACGATCAACACGGAGCAGCTGGTCACGATCAACTCGA